GGGCGTATCCCTCGGTCAGGAGGAGGCAGCGGCGGGAGGCGGCGGCGGCTGCCGAGGCTGCCGCGCGCCAGCGCGCGGAGGCGCAGCGCCTGGCCGAGGAAGCCGAGCGGCAGCAGAGCAGCCGTCTGATGGATGCCGCCGTGGATGCCGAGGCGCAGGCTGCCGCGGTCGAGGCAGCCCCGCCGCCCCCGGTCCAGGTGCGGTCGGACTACGGCACCACGGTCGGGACGCGCAAAGGCCCTTGGAAGGTGCGGGTGACCGATATCACCAAGGTGCCTGCGCAGTACCTGGCGGTGAACGAGCCGGTTTTGCTGGCCACCGCCAAGACCGACCCGCGCATCGACGCGGGCGAGCAGCCGATCCCCGGCGTCGAGTTCTACCGCGAGATCAAAGCGTCCATCCGCTGAACCGCGCCATCGGCGCACAAGGAGCACCCACGACGTGACCGACGCTTCCCCCACACCCCCGCAGCCGCCGAGCCGCGCCACAAGCATGCGGCTGGCCGACTGCAAGACCATTGCCGACGCGTTGCAGACCGCGCAGTTCCAGCGCGCGGTCGCCGACGCGGCCCCGGCGCACATGACCAGCCAGCGCCTGATGGCGACGTTTCGTCAGGCAGCCCGCAACAACCCGGCCTTCAACGAGTGCAACCTGATGAGCGTGCTCGGCACGTTCATGACCTGCACCTTCCTGGGCCTCGAGCCGAACACCCCGCTTGGGCAGGCCTACATGATCCCGTTCAAGCGGCGACGCTACGACAAAGCCAGCCGGCAGATGGTCGATGACGGCTACGACCTGCAATTGATCATCGGCTACCAGGGATATCTGGACCTCGCCTTTCGCAACCCACGTGTCCAGAGCATCGCGGCGCACGCGGTCTACGAGGGCGACGACTTCAGCTTCGAGTACGGCTCCAACGAGCACCTTCAGCACCGACCGAAGGGGCTGCACGCCGAGGGCGACGTTCCGCGCTACTTCTACATGTACTCGAAGTTGCAGGGCGGCCAGGCGTTCGAGGTGCTCCCGACCAGCAAGGTCATCCAGATCAGGAACGGCAGCCAGGGATACCAGGCTGCGCTGGCAGCCAAGGAGCGCGCGGAGAAGGAAGGCTGGCGCATCCCGGCCAGCTACACCGAGGCGCCATGGGTGAAACACTTCATCGCCATGGGCCAGAAGACGGCGGTGCGGCACGGCTTCAAGTGGCTGCCGAAGACCGTCGAGATGGCGGCGGTGACGCGCATCGAGGATGCGCAGGACAAGCACCTGATCGACTTCGGTCCGGTGATCGAGGGCAACGTCAACCCGCTGGACGAAGACCTGCCCCCGCTGCACGAGGCGCGCGCAGAGCCGGGTGCCGCGCACGGCGAGCGCCAGCGCGACGAGGAGGACGACGGCGGGCCAGTGGCGCCGCTCCCCGGCGAGCAGCCCGCAGCCCCTCGTCCCGCGCGCCAGGAGCCCGCACAGCGCGAGACCAAGCCGCCCCCGGCTTCCCCCGCTCCCACGCGCCCCGCCCCCCCCCCCCCCCCCCCC